TAATGTGTGTTCTGGCATTTTTTTCTCCTTTTGGTTTAATAAACATGCCTAATGCATAACATATTGTTTCTCCCAAAAATTTACCTATCTTTATTGATGTTCTGTTTTTACCTACCTTACCATCTGATAAATCATATGCCATTTGTTCTGCCCAAGCACATGCAATCGGTGTCAAAATCTTGTAGGTTAATCCTTGTTTTCTTATTCTTTCTGCTAATGGTTTTCCCCATAATGCATAACCATTATATATTTTTCTATTTACTTGTTGACCATATCTTTGGTCATATTTGTATATACTCATAGGTAATATGTTCATTTCAAACAAAACGGTACATATAAAAGTGGTATCTGCAGTTGCACTATCGCCTTGATTCTCTATTGTTACTGCTCTTGCAAATGCTGGGTCATAACCTTTTGCACCTACAAAATTACCTTTTTCATCTCTTGTGCCAAAATTTACCTGATTTATTTTATCTTCTGCAAATTGATCTAATGATTTTATTTCTGTATCTAAATCTCCTGATTTAAATGCTTGTCCAAATGTTCTGCCAGTTGGTGCATCAAATTCTCCAGTTTCTGTCATTAACACTTCTGGTTGTCCATATGATTTAAAACCTCTTGATCTAAAATCAGAGCCTTTAGCAAAAGGTTGCGTTTGATATGCTTGAGTAGTAGTGCTTACATCTCCACCACCAGCTAATTCTCTCTTTGTATATAATGGTGTTTGTATAGGTGCTAAATCTAATTCTGGTCTTTTACTTGCAACATATTTTTGTATGTCATCACGAGTAATATTAGGTTCTGTAGAAAATTGATCTTTTGCTTTTTGTTCCTTTATTTCATTAATAATTTGTTGTGTAGCACTTCCACCTGTTCCTGCACCTTTAAGTGTTTGTTGAAAAGGAACATTTCTATCTAATAATCTGTTTGATGCATCTTCCGTTTGAAATTTGCCAATAGCTTGACCTAATATTTGAACATCGCCAAATGGTAATAATGCACTTAATGCTGTTTCAGGTCGTAATGTAAAATCTTTACCAAATGAAAAATTTTCAAATGGCTTAAAACCTGCTTCTTCAGCTAAAATGCCTGATTTAAGTGTTCCTAAATCTTTTAATGAAAAAGGTTCTTTAGCCATTTAAATACCTATGTACCCATTCTTTCTTTTTGCATGTCCATGCTTTGTGTTCTATCTGCATCAAAAGGTATTCCACCTAAAGCTCCACCTGAGCCTGACATTTCTTCCATCATTGGTCTTTTTTGTGAACTTATTGCACCTTCTGTCATTGTTCTAGGATTTGTTTCAGGTTTTCCAATTGCACCTACAAGATTTGGTGTACTTTCTAAAATCTCTAAAACTGCATCTTTATCAAAACCCATATCCATCAATTGTTTTATTGCTTCTCTTATGTCTGATGGTGCAAAATCCATTCCTTCTAACATTTTCATCATAGATTCTTTTTCTGTATCTAACATTTCTTTTTGTGTATCTAACATGTTACCTTTTGCCATATCCATACCCATTTTAGCCATTCCTGCCATTGCAGAACCTTCTACTGCATCTTTAAATGCTTTAAATTCTGCATCAGATGTTGAGCCTGAGCCACTATTTCTCATCATTAATCTGGCATCATTACTAATTTTAGATAACAAAGCCTGTTCTTCATCAGACATTGGACCTGCCATGTCCATGCCTTCCATTCTTTTCATCATGTTGCGATAATTTTTTGTTCCTTTATCCATATGTCCGGGCATTTTAACCTCCTTGTTTTGCTTGGTATTTATCTCGGATTATTTGTAATTCTAATTGTAATTTAGCCATTTTTGCCTGTAAATCTTGGTTTAATTCAGCTTGGTCAATTGCTAATTTTTGTTTTGTTTCTGCATCTTTGATTGCCATATCTTGTTTTGCTTTTGCTTCTGTAATCTGTAATTCTTGTTGTGTTTTCATTTGCAACATTTGTGCTTCTAATTGTGCAAGTTGTTGTGCAAATTGTAAAGGATTACCTTGTTGTTGTCCTTGTCCCATATTTGTAATTGCATCTATTTGAGCCATTTGTGGAGATTGTTTTACAACTTCGGCGGCTCTTTGAGATATTAACATATCCATTTCAGGAGAAATATCTTCAAATTTAAATTTATCATCTCTAACATCAGGTAATGGTGCTAAATTCATACCAATTGCTGTTTGCATTCGTTGTCTATACAATAATGCGATATGTTCTGCTATATGTGCAACTAAAACTGGTTGTAAATTTCTAGCACCCGGATTACCACCTAATGATGGGTCCATTAAGAATTGCATATGTACACTTATATGTGCATCATGGTCTTGTTCAGGGAAAGCTCTGATTGGTTTGCCATACATGATAGACATGTTTTCATCTACTGGATCTATTCTTGATGCTTCCTCAGGTTCTTTTAATACTTCGCCAATGTTTGGTATTCTTAATGACTCTAACATTCTCTTATGTGTTTCATATTGGTCATAAAGATTAGGTGCTGTTTGTGATAATTGTAAAACAGATTGTGCCTGTGCTATCCTTTGTGCAGTAGAAAATACATTAGGGTCTGAAACTGGTATTATATCAATTGTACTGTCAAAATCTGATGACATTATAAATTGTGTAACACCTGATAAACTAAACTCAAATTTTTCAGGTAAAAACTTTGCATTTGATTTTGCAATTAATTTAAATTCTTGTCCTTGTGAATAATGTAATCTTTTATGAATAGCACTAAATGCTTTTGAACCTTGTTCTATCAATGCAACTGTTGAACCTACTGGTGCATTTGGATTTACATCACCAACATTTAAATCGGCAGTACTTGCAAATCTTTGTCCTGCTTGTACAATTGCGTTCATTAAATTAAATAATGTTCCTGATGGCTCTTTAAATGGTAATGGCATAATCGCCTTGTTAACATCATCTACTGTAGCATCTAAATCTGCAAATTCACCGGGATTAACCTGTAATTCACCACCTGTTACACGACCTTTTAATTTAAAACCACCCTGCATATTTGAAAAAGCGGCACTATCTAATAAGGCTCTTAATGCACCTGTGGCGGCTTTACCTAATCCACCTATTAAATGAAAAAGACCAAATCCGTAAAAGCCTGTGCCGGGCAAAAACCTATATGATACAAAATAATCTTGTCTTAATTTCTTTTCATCATCTTGTTCCCAATTTCTTCTAATAGAAACAATTTTTTGTGAATCATAATCTATTGTAACAACATATGGAAATGCAACCATATCGTCATTATCTTCATCATCTGAAACACCATCAATGCCATCAAATGTTTCATAAACATGCATTTCTATTAATGTTACTGTTTCATTGTGTTCTTCATCTCCCATAGAAGATACACCTTCAATTTGTTCTCCTATATCTCCTGCTGGGTCATAATCACTGCCGATATATTTAATTGGTAAGTAAAAACCATTTTCAACATATCTATTATAATCGTTTCTTGGTAATCTAATTATGTGTGAGTATCTTATTGATGTGTATAAATCTTTACTATCAGGTGCTACTATAAAATCTTCTGCTTTTACGAATTGCGAACATTGTCTACCAAGATTTGTATCAAAATAAACTTTTTTAAATGCATGACCAATTAATGGTAACTGAAACAACATTGTATCTAAATCAGGGAAATATTCAGGCATCTCCTGTGTAATTTGATAATTCATGTAATCACGAACTCTTCGTGCTTGGTCTTCTAATTCTTCTGTAGGTTCTCCAACAATTGTTGTTTTGACCGGACCACCAGATGGATATAATTCTGCAATAGCCTTCGCATTAAATTGTGTGGCGGCTTCCGCTATCATTGGGTGTACAACAGTGCTTAAACCTCTTGTGGCTCTTTGTTCTTCTTCTTCTGTTAAACCACCATCAGGCTCTAATGTTTCAAGACCTTGTTTGTATCTATCTTCCCATTCTGAACGAGCCTCTTTATCGCTTTCAAATGCCTCTAATAAATCTTGTGCTTTTCTTGATAATTCTTGTTCATCTATATCTTCTGCAATATTAGAATCATGTTCATTTGTTATTTCTACAATTTCATCTAATGATTTATCGCCAATCAAGACTTCATTGTTATCTATTTCTTCTACCTCTAAATTATCTGGTGGAGAACCTTCTTGAAATGGTATTACGTTTGGTTGTTTAGCCATATAATGTTAACCTCTTTTGTTCAGTATATTCATCATCTTCTGCATCACTTGAATGTGTAATAAACCAACCTTTTCTTAATCTTAACCATGCTTGTGTACATGTGTCTACTATATCATCATTCTCACCAGTTGGAAAGGCAGAACATATATCTATTAAATCTTTTGCCCATCTTCTGTTCTTAGGGTACCATATTCTACCATCTTCTAATAAAGCAGAACTTGCGTGTGCTCTTGCTTGTTTATCCCTATCAGGCATATATTCTAACACAGGTACACCTGCCATTCTTAAATCTTGTATCAAACTTTGTCCACTTGCTTTCTTTTCTATTAACACAACATCAGGTTCATAATCTTCATAACTTTCTTGTGCTATTCTTCTAAGTTCAGGGTATGTAACCCTATCATACCACATATCAATAACGATAGCATTAAAATATCCATCTTGTTTAAATACTCCCCATGTTGTTCTTGCACTATAAGAACTGTTTTCTTTTGTAGAAAAAGCAGTATCATATGATTGTATAAGATATTCTATGTTAGGTAAATCATCATTTTCCCATGGTGACCACCATTCAGCTTTTAATATACCACCACCTTTCGGCATTGGTCTTTGTTGTAATTGACCAGATGCACCATAAGAACCTAAACTTTTTTCTAAATTCTTTAATGTTGATTCATCTATTCGGTCTTTCCATAACAATTCGCCTTCTTTTTTTCTTGGGTCTATAAAACCTAAACTTGATTTTACTGGTGTAGGGTGGTTGTATTCATATCTTGCCGGTAAACATAAATGGTCCCAATCTTTATATTCATTTGCTAGTATATGACCTGTTAAATCATTTTCATGTACTCTTTGCATTATAATTATAAATGCACCATTTTTTGGGTCATTTAATCGTGTTTGCATGGCTTGGTCCCACCAATCTAATACACCTTGTCGTACAATACCTGATTCTGCTTCTCTCACATTATGTGGGTCATCTATAAGAATAATATCTCCACCTTCTCCTGTTAATGCACCATCAACTGATGTTGCTATTCTTTGTCCTGTTTGGTCATTTTCAAATCTTTGTTTCTGATTTTGGTCGGTTGTCAGGCTAAATGTGCCACCAAAATATTCTTTATACCAATCACTCTCTATTAATCTTCTGCATTTAACACTATCTCTAATTGATAAAGATAAGGCATAACTTGCAAATAAAAACTTTTTTGTAGGGTCAATTGTCCATGTCCAAGCAGGTAAAGCTACCGATACGGATATAGATTTCATATGTCTTGGTGGTATATTTATAATTAATCTTTTAATATCGCCATTAACAATTGCTTGTAGATGGTCTGATATTGCATCTATATGCCAATTATCATTGTAAAATCTATTTGGCTCAATTGTTGACCATGCTTCCTTGATGAATAATTTGAGGGACCTTCGCATCTTCTCGGCTCTCACTTGATTCAACGACAGCATGTTTAAGCACTCGTTCAATGGTGTTGAGGTCATCATCTGACAATTTGCTAATATCTAGCACCTTTCTTTCTTCAATGTTAATATCTTGAGTTATTTCGTGTCTATCTCTTTGACCTAAAATTTGTTTGCCAAGCCATATAGCCATTGGTGTTGAATTAGTATCATTCATTATTTGTATTTGTTTTCTTCGTAAAGATAACATACCTGTAGCACGACCTTTTTGTATTGTTTTTCTTACTTGTTCGTCATTTGTGTATTTATCTTCTAATGTTCTAAGTGGCATATCAAAATAAAAAGCTATTTCAGGCATTGTGCAATTTAATCTACATACCTTTTCTAATTCAACTAAATCTATTTCAGATTTTGGTCTTCCTACTTTATTTTTAGTTTTTTTAGTCTTTTTAATTGGTTTTATTTGTGTTGTTTCATTCATCTTTTTTTATATACCACGAAAATTATTTCATTTTCAACCAAAATGCTTTGTTTTTATTGAATTTTTGCCTATAGCCTAATTCATATAATGCAAGGTTAGCCTTAAACATTGGCATAGATTGTGTTTTACTTAGACCACAATCCCTAATCATTTTTTCTACATCTTCTAATTCTAATTCTTTTCTATTGTTAATTACTTTTAAAAAACCTTGTTTATTATGGTCTTTCATTCCTGTAAACACAGTTTTTCTTATCAATGATTGAAACAACTCATGTAATTTATCCACATAATCATCAACATTAAATGTTTTTGCTCTTTCTTGATTTTGTTTACCATATTGTTCATTTACATCTTTGTTTTTGATAAGATGAATTAATTTTTCTTTCTGTTCATTCTCAGAGTTAAATAACTGCCAATTATCTTTGCCTAATAATTCAGGCATTGTGGTTCTATTAGGAACTATTGTAGATAATCCATAAAACATACTTTCTAATATTGATATACAAAATGTTTCATGTTGTGAATTAAATGTATTTGCATGACATTTAGGTATTTCATCAAGATATAATTGTTTTGTAGGTAAATCTTTAATCATTACATAAGGCTTTTCATTAATTATATTAATTCTATCGCCTCCAGCTTTAGTAACTAATACATTAAAATCATATTTTTCTGCATACAATTGGTCAAATATCTCAAATGTGGTTCTCCAATTTTTATAATCTTGAAATCTATGATTAAATATAAATGTAAATTTTTCATATTTTTTTGTATTTTTATATTTATAATTTTTATCAAAGAAACCAAATTTTAATACTTTCCTCTTTTCACTAACCTTTTTCTCTAAATTAGGTAGATATTCTCTTATATTATCTAGTGTCATATTCCAACAATGGTCAGAATTAAACAGATTTACATCAGCACAATAATCTCCACATAATTGCATGAATACAAAATGTAAATTAGGTTCTAATGGATATGGTAAACTTTCATGTAATATATAATGATGTTGATTAACAACAGTTGGAACCATATGAAAATTTGCCATGAAATATTTTAATTGTGGTGCTAATTCAGGTATTTGGTTCCAAATCAGGTAAGGTCCATATGTATCATATATTTTTTTAATAAAAAACGTATCAAAATGGATATTATTTTGTTTTTTTCCTTGTGGTATATTTTGTGGTATTCTCAAGATATTCGGTAATTTAAAAAAGCCATCATCATAATATCTAAAACCCTTTGATGCAGGAAAAGGCATTAAAAAAGAATATTCAGGATATTTTTCATTAAATTTTGTAATTACAGAAGAAAGAAAGACATAATTACTATCTGAATTGATTGTTTGTACCGACCACATAGGATTTACAAATATAATCATATTACATGCCTTGATTTAGATTTAATAATCTTTCTAATGCTTCCTCATTTGTAGAAACACTTGAATTATCATCTATGTATTGATTTAATTTTGCCATAATATCTTGATATTTGTCTAAATCTTCCCAAGAAAAAACAATTGATTTTGTATATTTATCTTGTTCTACCACTAAATCATTAAATTCTAAATCTTCATTTTCTGTATCAAAATCTAATAAATTTTCTAATTCTGTTTTCTCAAAACCTGTTAATTCTAAATCAAATTGTAAATCTAATAATTCTTTTAATTCATCACCTAATAGAAAATAATCCCATTCTGAATCTTCATTTAATCTATTATCAGCTATTCTTAATGCTTTTATTTGTTCATCATTTAATTTTTTTGTAACAACTGGAACTTGTTTTAAGCCTAATTCTTTTGATGCCATTAATCTTGTATGACCAATTACAACAACATCTTCTTCATCTACGACAATAGGTTGTGTAAAGCCATATTCTTTTATTGATTGTGCAATCTTTCCTACCTTTTGATTTTTTCTAGGGTTTTTCTCAAATGGTATTAATTCACTAATAGGTCTCATTTTTACTTGCATTTCAATGTTCATCTATTTTCTCCATTATCCTTGTAACACATTGTATTTATTATATAATCTGATGGCATTTCAAATTGATCGTAAATACTATCCACAACATATCTTTCATATCTTGGTATATTTATTTCACAATCAAATTTACTAGGGTATTTTATTTGTGCTTCATGCATACCACATAAAACTTCTCCTCCATCATAACGATTTCCCTCTATCCATATTATGCAAGTCATAACAATCATGGAAAACATTTTGAAATCCTATAAAAGATTATATTGACCATCTTCTATTCTTATCATTCTCTTTTGTTCTTTACTGTTTCTTAATTTATAAACATCTGACAAACTTAATTCATTTTCTCTTAATTTTTCATAAAGAGTTAAATCTATCACTTTGACTTCAGACATAAGAGCCTCATATGCTTCGTCCATAACTTCTTGTTGTTCAGGTGTTAGACCATTATCCAACAATTTAACTTTGTTCATAACATCTTGTCCTAAAATTAAAAAAGAACTCTCTTTGTCCTATTTCTCCATAAACTCCTTGTTCTCTTATTTTCTTAGTTATAATTTTTGTTGTGTTATCTTCAAAATCTCTATGTATTACTAGACCAACATCTGCCATATTCGCCCAATGAGCCGAGCCACTTACTTGATATAAATCAGGTGGTGGTATTACTCCTGCATCATTTCGGTGTAATTTATGAGGGTGTGCGACCATAAATACAATTATTTCGTGATTTCTAGCAAATTGTTGGCATTTTGCTATTATATCTCTAATATGTTCATCTTCTCTTTTATGAGCATCTCTATCTGAACTAATTTGATTAAATGGATCAATTACAAGTCCTTTTATACCATATCTTTGTTTAGATGCTTTTGCTTTTGTTAAAATATAATCAATTGTTGGTATGTCATCTTTTGCTTCAAGAAATTTGAAATGTGTATTTAAAAAATCAATACCAGCATTTAATTGTTCCTGTGTCATTCTTTCATAAACACCTATATCAAATGGCTTTTTACATCTTTTTTCTAATAATCTTCTAATATGATTAGGTGTTGAATGTTCAGGTGAATATAATAAAAATCTCCAATTTTGTTGTTCAGCTAAATTCATCAAAATTTGGTCAAGAAAATTACTTTTTCCATGATTGGGTATGCCTGTTATTAAATTAAATGTACTTGGCATAATTTTATATATTTCATCTAATTTTTCAAAACCTGTTGAAATAGCTCTTTGTACATTTCCATCATACATGTTTTGAACTTGGTCACGATATTCTATTGCAGAATGTAAATCTTGAATTGGAAATTCTTTTGCATTTTCTATTGATGTTTTTAATACATCTTCTCCATATATGATAAGACATTCGTTAGCATCTTTGATTTGCTTTTCTTCATCTGTTGTCATATCTTTATATGTAGGAAATTTTACAACTTTACAGACATCACGACCAAATCTATGTATCAACTCAAGTCTAAGAGCCTTTCCTGCATCATCATTATCTGTGGCAAGGATTACCTCTTCAGCATTCCATATCCATTCAGTAGGCTCAAACGCAGTAAATCTTTTATCTTTCATGTCAAATTTAGGTGTTTTCGGTGCACCATCTGGTAAAGATACAACATCATAAATGCCTATTTGCATCAAAGATAGGACGTCCATTTCCCCTTCAACAAAAATAACTCTCTTTTTTGCATCAGGGTTTTCTTCCCAAACTTTTTTAAGATTATCAACATTATATAAACATTTCATTGCATCTTTTTCTTGATGAAAACGTTTATCTTTACTTCTATGTTTTATATTTACAATTTTACCATTAAGATAATATGGAAAACAAAGTTTCTCATTATGAGAATATAATTTCATTTCTGTTATTACTGTAGGGTCAATTTGTCTTTTTATTAACCAATTATATGCTTCATCTGATAATGTTTGTTGTTTTGGAACAAATGGCATTACATTTTCTTTTTTTGGTTTAAATTTTGAAAATTGGTTGGGTTGTATGATATTATCATGTACTGCACCTTTCCAATCACAATGATGACAATGCCACATTGCAATATCTCTTTGCAGATTAACTGATAAACAAGGCTCAGTTCTATTTTTATTTCTTAAATGTGAACATTTTGGACAAGTAACTTTTTGTTGTTCTTGTTGTGAATTAACCCTAATGCCTTCTTGAATTAATTTTTCGTGTATATTCATTGATGTTTTCTCCCATAATTAACCAACAAGTTGATTTAAATTTATTTTTTTCTTTTCGTCAACTGTTTCCCATCTCCTTTGATTTAACCATGTTGTAGCATGTGGTATAAATTTTTGGTCTTTGTCTTTTACAATTTGTTTATACTTTACAGTAAAACTATATAATTCATCAAAATTTAAAATCTTATCGGTTATCTTTTCAAATAAATCAAATGCCTTTTTCTTTGAACCATCTTTTCTTGGATATAGGTTCCACCATTCATTAAAATCATCTGTGTATATAATATGTTTATTATTATTGGTTACATGGAGTTTCGGTGTGATACTCTCGTGAGTGTCATTCTGATACTGATGGGTGTCTGTCTGATACCCTACCTGTAAATAATACATATTTGAAGTTTGTCTTTGTGTGTCATTCAAATAATTTTCATATCTATCTTTTACAATTATAAATTCTTTTTCTTTTAATGTTTTGATGCATCTTATTATTGTTGAACGACTTAATTCTGTAATTTTCATTAATGTTTTGAAACTTGGGAAACATTTATTTTCATCATCACAAAAATTAGCTAATGTTATAAGAACTAATTTTAGATTACCAGAACCTGTCTTTTGTTTAGATGCCCAATCTAATGCAGACCAACTCATAATATCTCCGTGATAATAATTGGTGGATTATATGTTAATAATATTTTCTTTCTCAAAATATAATCTCGTGTTTTAGTTATTTTTGATTTAACATCTTCAATGATGGTTTCACCTTTTCTATTTTCATATTTAAAATCGGCAGTATATCTACCTATTTTTGTGCCATTAACAATTAAAGGGAATTGTGGGTGTATTTCTAAATTAAAAATCATTCTTTGTTTTTCCATCTTTTCTAATATTAAATATCTTTGAAATTCTTTTTTAGAATCAAACCTCATTCCTTTGTAATATTGTTTTTTGGCGTGATATTTGTTCGGCATACAAATCACTTCCTGTTACTTGATTATCTGTAAATATAAAAATTCTTTCTGCATCTTTCCATCTAGGCAATCTATCGCCTTTAGCCCATGACTCAACATTTCTATAATGTGTGCCAAATTCTCGTGCAAAACTTTTATAATTATAACCGTTTTTTCGTATGTATTCTTTTAATGTCATACTTATTTGTATAACAAAAAAAATAAAATGTAAACACATTAAGTGTTGACTTAATAAAATAAATCCATATTATCAATATTAATGAAGAACGAAGAATGAGGTAAAAATGAATAGAAATAATCCTTTTGAGATACATGGAATAAATCATCTATCTCACAGTTCAATAAACACTTGGCTACAAGACCCAGCAAAATTCATTGCAGATAAATTGTTTAACATAAGAGATATAGGTAGTGCATCTATGCATAGAGGTACTGCAGTTGAATTTGGTTTATCTAAAAAATATGAAGATAATGCTTGGGAAATTGATAATACAATTGTTGAACAAAAATTTGAACAATTATGCCAAGATGATTTAATTGATGTTACAGATGAAAAAAGAATTAAAGAAAAATCACAATTAAAAGAATATGCAAATAAATTAAATCAAGAATTTAAATATGACAATCTTGTTGAATATCAAAAAAGAATAGAAATATCTTTTGAAGATATACCTGTACCATTTATTGGATTTGTAGATTTTGTTTTTGAAGAAGCAATTATAGATTTAAAAACAACTGCAAGAATGCCATCTAAAGAAACAGAATCAAACAAAAGACAAATGGCTTTATATTCAATGGCATATCCTAATCATAAAGCAAATCTTGTTTATGTATCGCCAAAAGCCTATTCAAAATTTCTAATTAGTGAAAAAGATATAGAATATTACCAAAAACAAATAAAATCAGTTGCTTTTGGTCTTATGAAATTCCTTGCTATCAGTAATGATAAAGAGGAATTAGCATCCATAATCCACCCTAATTATGATTCGTGGACATGGAGCGAAACTTTAAAAGAGAAATCAAAATCAATCAAACAATGGAGTTACTAATGAATGAAGAATCAAAAAAAGAAGTTCTTGCTCAACCAATCCAAACCGCTACTGCCATAGGTGGTAGAGTGAAAGAAATAAAAATGAAACCAAAAGGCTCAGAAATAACTCAAACATTAACTGAAGCATTAAATAAATTTCAACAAGAAAATATTAATGCAGTAAAAGCTAATGATAATCCATTTTATAAGAGTACATATGCCGATTTAACATCTGTTATCAATGCAGTTAATCAAGGTGCAAAATTTGGTTTATGTTTTTCACAACAAGTTCATTACAAAAATTTGATATTAGATAAACAAATAGTTGAAACATATAAAGATGGTTCTACCAAACAAACTGGTGGTCAAACAATCACACGAGATATATATGTTAAAACATCTATCTATCATGTCAAAGATGAAATGCAGATAGAATGTGATGTTCCTGTCCTTATAAACAATGCTGAGAAAGATAATCCACAAAAGATGGGTTCTGCTATCACTTATGCAAAAAGATATGGTCTACAAGCCTTATTTGGTCTTGGACAAGATGATGATGCAAATGAAGCAACCGGTCTAAATGATAAGAAAGGTAAACAAAATGGATAATGTTAAAAAATTTGATGAAACAAATAAAGGTGTGCTTTTCAGCATACCTACCACCGATGGTGAATCAGAGTGGAAATTAATTCAACAAGGCAAACTTAATATTAATGGCGACCAATTAAGAATAATTGGTGTAAAACGTCTTAATCAAAAAGGTGAAGAAATTGTTGAATTATATAGAGCAATGGGAACTTTGAAAAAAGCAGAACAAGTAAATGAAAAAGACCCATATGCCAAAGGTGTTGTAAATGCTCTTGTTGATAAAGGTGCTATGATTATATCAGGTTGGAAAGAAAAATCTGATAGAGGTAATGCTTATGTATCTTTAAGATTAAGAGAATTTGCCGACAATGTTGGAGATGAACCTAAAAAAGAAATAAAAAAGGAACACTCTGAATTAGAAGATTTAGATTGGTAGGGAGAAAACAATGGCAAAATCACAATATGAACAAATCAAGGAATATCTTGAAGATGGTAACAAGATTACTGGTCTTGATGCATTAAGAAAATTTGGTTGTTACAGATTAAGTGCTGTCATATTCAAATTACGACAAAATGGATATCCTATTGAAACTCATGATAAAAAGGTCAAAAAGGGTACTATCATTGCTGAATATGAAATGACTTATGATAGAACAGTTTAAAACAAAAAGGATAAAGAGCAAAAAGTTTTTAGAATTTGTTTCTAAACATGAATGTTGTTTATCTGCTTATTCCTCATATCCTTGTCATGCAAATGTACAAGCACACCATCTTTTAAAACCTTATGATGGTGTGAGAGGTATGGGAATGAGAGCATCAGATAATAATTCAGTGCCACTTTGTTATTATCATCATGCATTATTACATGATTCTCATGGCAATGAAGATATGTTTTGGGAATCATTTAATTTATCGGCAGATTATGGTCGTAATGTAGCCAAAAAATATTGGGAGAAATTCAATGGAAAAAATAAATGAAGAAGAAATACATAATGCAGTAGCATGGTTAAGAGATTCTGCAAGTCAATGTGCTGAAACAAAGGCTACTAGAGTTTATTTAGAAGCATTTACAAAATCTTTAAAAGCCATTTTGATGAGTAGAAAAATGGAATTGCCAATATCTGCTCAAGAAAGAGATGCATATGCAAGTAAAGAATATCAAGACCATTTAAAAGCAGTAAAGATAGCTATTGAACGAGATGAAAAAAATAAGTACCTTAGAGAAAGTGCTATGGTAAAGATTGAAACTTGGAGAACTCAAGAAGCAAATCTACGAGCAATAAAACTCTAAGGTGTTTTATGGAAGAAGAAAAATTTGAAGATTGTCCAAAAGCAGTCGCAGAATATGAGTCCGAAATCGGTGTATTTAGTGTAAAAAGAAACAGTCATTCAGAATTTTTCGTTAATTCACTCAACAATTCAGATAATTTTGATGTTAGAATACCTACTGGTGTAACTGCAAATTATAGAGGTTATTCAGATTTATCTAATGTAAAAAAAACTTTTATAAATATAAAAAAATAAGTTGACCTGTTTCCTACCTGTGCAATTATAAAATTATCATTTATATTCATGGGAGAAAACAAATGAATGACATAATAAACGACATAGAAAAACTAACAGATATAAAACAATCAGTTGGTTTATTTTCAAATTCAACAATTCAATCTCTAATTCAAGAATTAATAAACGAAAAACAAAAAATCGTTTCTGATTTTGAAAAACAAGCACCAAATCATATTCAAGAACTTTGCAACAATTTAAAGGGAGAAAACTAATGGGTATGAGTTCATATATTTTAGATTGTGATGATAAATTCATTGAAGTTGAATTACCTTACATTTGTCTTAATTCTGATAGCCTTGATGAAGCAATTGTTAAGGCAATAAAATTAAGAGATAGGGAATATTCTCATACATGTTCAGAAAAAGAACTTTGTGAATTTATGCCTGATGTTTGGAATATTGTATGGGAGAAATATAATGTCTAAGCCAATTTTATGTTCTGAATTAATATCAGCATTTACTCAACCAAAAAGAGCACTTGCCCTCTATCAAGGGGGTAGGATTGCTGATGATATGATTAGAAAAAAACAAGCAGATTTAGTTAAATCTCAAAAGTTTGTTTTAAGCGAATCATTAGTGGAAAATGCATTTGATGTATCTATGCAAAAACCTTCTGTTTTATTAGAGATGATGGAAAGTGTTAAGATTCCATTTGATAATATTTTTATAGAATGGAATGAAGAACATAGACAACAATATATGAAAACATTTTGGAGAAAACAAAAAAATGCTTATCAATTTGATCCAACTGAGGATTATCCTGAAAGAGTTGGTTATCATATAAATAAATATACAGACCCAATGGACGATAGTTATTTCTTATATGAGTCTTATTATTTTATAAAAGATTTGCATGGAGAAGATTATCATAAATACATCAATAATAAATTCTATTCTCCGACTATGTGTATGATTATTCACGAAGATGAAATGAATTTTGAAGATGAATTTGCAAAAGTAGAACTTCTTGATGAAATACCAAAAGACTCAAGAATATCTACTCCTGATGAATTGAAAGCAAAATGTTTAGGGTTAGGTGCTCAATTGTTAGGAAATTGGTATTTTCTAAAATATTGTCCTGAATCTTTACATCTTAAATATGCAATAGAAAAACAAAATCATATGCCACATTTGATTAAAATGATTAATTATAATAAATCGCATGAATTTAATTGTTTTAAAGAAATTTGTTACAGATTATCCTCTGCTCAATCTGCATCTATGCATTGGGCATTACCTGAGTGGAAATTTAAAGAGGGTTATACTGGCGATGAAATGGCATTGCATGAACAACAATGGGTTCATTCAACTCAAGGAGATGCTAGATTTATAATTGCTTTGTTTTCATTATTAAATCAAAATCTTACAAATCAAACCATAATAAGACCTGATAATAAAATTATACATACAAAATTAGGTAAAAGAGTACCTAGAAATGATTATAAGGTTCTTAATATTGATTTGACAAAGAATAAGATTAGAAAGATTTACAAATCTACATTCAAAGGTAAAGGCAATCCTAAAAGACAACATGAAAGACGAGGTCATTTCAGACATTTAAGAGATATGCATGGTAATCTTAAAAGAAAGATATGGATCAAATCATGTATTGCCGGTTCTGCTGAACATGGTGTTCTGATGAAAGATTATAACCTTAAATAAATAAAAAAACTCTTTATAATTGTAAAAAATAACATTAATTGTGTTGACATTTATGATTATAAAGGGTAATATAATTATATAAAGTTATTTAATTTCATGGGAGAAAACAAAATGACAAAAAATCAAAAAGATTTGTTAAATCACATAACAAAGAAAAATAATGAAATAGAAGCATGGGTAAACGAAGACCCTAAAAATAGATGGGCAGGATTAATAACAACTGACCTTGACCATTGGGCATCATATGGAATTTATGATGTTGCAGAATATGAAAGATATATTTCAGCAAATACATTGTATGAAGTGTATTCTGATAAATATTCTAAGGGTTATGCTAGAGGTATGGATTTCTTTTCTATGTCGCAAGAAAAATTAGATGAATTGTGGACAGAGATTGAAGAAGAAGAAAAAAAGAAAGAAGAAAGACGTAATCTTCAACAAGCAGAGAATTTGGTTAATAATAAATTATTAGCCGAAAGTCTAGGTGTTACAATTGAAGACCTAGAAAGATGGGAAGTGGCTTATTAGTCACTTCTTTTTTTTAACTTTAATGGGAGAAAATAAATGTTAGATACTAAATTACAAGAAAGTCTAGCCAATGAAATAGATAAGGTTTCTTTTCCTATATCTATAGAACAGATTGATGGAATACCTGTTGAAATGGGTAAGAAATTAATCAGAACAGACACGAAAGTGCCATTAGGCATAATCAAATCTAAATATAAGCCTATATTACATAAAGATGCATTTTGTGGTGCATTAATAGAAATGAAAAAAGGTGGCTTAACATTAGATGATGCTGAAATTTCTATAGAGTCATATGAGAATGGTGCTATGGCTAAAATGGAAGTATTATTGCCTGAGAAACAAACACAAATAGGTAGTCATAATTTATTTCTTAAATATGTAGCTAGAAATTCATATAATGGCAGATGGAAATTTCAATCATTCTTTGGTTGGCTAAATCAAGTTTGTTTCAATACGTTAGTTACTGGTCAAAAATTAGCATATACATCAAATAGACATACAAAATCTTTTGATATTGACCAATCAAATAAAAAGATTGTCAATGCAGTTAAGGCAGTTACTGATGAAACAGAAAGATTTAAGAAATGGTGGAATACACCTGTTCAAGATGAACAGATAAAGAAATTGTTTGAAACCACTATTGCAAAACAACATCTTTCAAAAGGCAATAAAATTGCAGGTATAAATGAAACAAATAAAAAGCAATTAGCTATTTTAATGGGTTTATACAACGAAGAGGTAACACAAATACATGGAGGTGGTGATTATGGCAGAAATGATGCTAAAGGCTCTCTATGGTGTGCCTATCAGTCAGCAACAGCATGGTCTACTCATTTATCAGATGTAAACAAAGACAATACAAAAAAATATCTTGTTCAAGCTGATAGACAAAAACAAGTTGCAGATATGGTTGAAACATCAAAATGGAAGGAATTAGAAAATGCTTAAAAAATATTTTTCAATAATTTCTATAGGATTGGTTACTGCTTGTAGTAGTAATCAATCTGAGGATACTGTAAAAATGGTCTTAAATAAAGAAATGTATCAGATGAATAGGCAAGAGGTAATAAATGCCATAGAAGATTGTCGTTCTGTTAAATTAAGACCTGTTTTATATCATGGTAGAATTAAATTAACTGAGAGATATGTACCTATTGTAGTAGATGTACAATGTGCTCCAACCTACAAAGATTATAACTAAATATATGGGATTGATAGCTATATTGTTATCAATCCTTAATAAATTAATTTAAAATAAAACACATTATGTGTTGACTAATATGGTGGATAGTGTAATATAATTTTATAACGTTTTTATGGGAGAAAACAATGCAACAAGAAGAAATAAATTATAATCAATATCTTATAGATAATATAACACATTATCTAGTCACTACATTTCTTGGTAGAGGTCAATATGCAAAAGTTGAATTTCAATCTTTTGATAAAGCAAAATCATATTATTTAGACCTTAAACAGAAAAATCCATGTACTAAAACTGTTGTATATGGCATTTCACAACCTAAAGAAAAATCTTATCCTATCAATGTAATGATGGAGATATAAATGGAAAACAGATATTATGTAAAGATAAGATTATTTGACAATCTACCTGAAATGCCTGAACATGGTGTTTATAAAACAATTATGGTTGAATGTGATTCAACGGAAGATATTGAAATGTTAATTGATGATAGACATAAAATTACAATGATTACTATGGTTGATTGATAATGACTATTATGAATATTATAAAAGGCAACAATACTATTTTTGATTTTCTATTAGATGCCTATGATAATTCAGATTATAAAAGAGGTTATTATTTAATAGAATTGATGATTAAATGTAATGTCAATCTTGATGAATTTGTTAAATTTTTAGCTAAAAATAGATCTGTAGAATTACATAAACATATTTGTTATCATCAATTTTTCAGAAATGTTTTTGCAAAATTTGTTAGACAATGTAGAATGGCAAAATAATTAGCTTGGGTCGCCTTGGAAAATTATTGTTTTCTCCCAGCCCCACCCCATATTTGGTAAGATAAGCTAGGCGAATATTCTTACCATTCATTTTCCTAATAAATGTTCTAATCTTTTTTTTAAATTTTCTACCATTGTAAAATTTGGTGGACTAATTTTACTTTTTTCAGCGATTTTTAATTCATTAACTATATAATAATCACAAAGAATTTCTACTAATTTAAGTTCTTTTGTATTTAATTTCATTTTCTTAAGTTGATTAAGAGATATAAGTATTTTTTCTGGCATTATTTATTTATACTTCTAAGACTTTCCATAACTTTATCAATATCTGGTTCTTGTCCATTTGGGTCATAAACACATTTGTATTTTACAGGACACCAAGTTTCAATCATCATAGTAAAAGTCTTATTACCACCTTCATAAATACAAGCTCTTTTATCGGTATATTTAGATGTAATTCTTTTTTTTAATCTGCATATTGTATATTTTTTTTCAATAATCTTTCCTTGCCAAACTTTTTGTTTATAAGTGTAATCTTTTGGTTTGTATTCATAAGCAAATGCTTTTACACCTAAAACCAATAATAATATAACAACACCTATACATAAAAAAGTAATGCCACCCCATTTTAGAATATCCATAATTTCTTGTTGTTGTTGTCTTGCTTTTGCTCTTGCCTTACGTTGTGCCTCTTTAGCTTGATTAATTCTTTCTGCTCTTTCTGAAAGTATTTCGTCCCATGCAGTAGGTCCGAACCTCATATTTATTATAGTTTTTAACTCTTGCCTTTTTTCCTCAAGTAATTTTCTATCTATAAAATCTGTTGCACTAGATTCAATACCAAATTGTTCTTTAAAACCAAAACCTTTGCCTTGATTTTTATTCATTTGAGCCTCGCCCTCAAAAAAACCATCTATTTGTTGGGCAATACCTTTTATATCATTTACTGTGCTAATATTTTCTTTGATGAAATCTACGGATTTTTTAACTAATGCAATGCCTGTAAGTGTGGCTGTTACAAATTCCATTCATTACCTCAATAGCAAACCAATCAATAAAACAATCGCAGTTCCCGAAGTTGCTATCATTATATGCTCAATACGTTTGATTCTTAATATAGTTTCTATCCATCTTTCCTCTGTAACAGCAATATGTTTCTCTAATGTTACATGTATTTCTTGTACTGATGGTTTTTTCATTCAAAATCTCCAGTATCAATTATCTTTTTTTGCGCTGATAAAGGTATTTCTGAGATAAATTTTAAAATATCCTCATTATCCTCTGTAGGCACGATTTCATCTACACCAACAAGTTCTTCTCTAACTGGTAATGTTGATGCTGGTATCTCAGATGCAAATAATAAAGGCTTTCTGCTATCTATAAAATATCGTTTTGTTAAATCTATTGCTCTTTGTCTTTGTGATATAACTTGAGCACCTTCTGCCATTTCTTTAACAAGAGGTAAAGTTGCTAAATATTTACCATAACTTAGTAATCCACCTCTTTGTAAAGATGCCAATAATGTATAACTTGTTCCTGATGGATTTGATTTAATTTCAGCAAATAATGTAGGTAATACATCTTTTCTAAATTGTTTTATTCTTGATATTTCTTTTGGTGTAAATAATTCTTTAGTAAAAAAGGCATTTTTTTCAAATATATCATTAAAATTATTAACAATATTTGTTCTTGTAATACCTGATTTACCTACACCTGAAAATGCTTTTTCTAAAACTGCATCTTTTAACAATGCAAATACTTCTTGTTTTTTATCATCAGGTATGTTGGCTTTTATTGTATTTAAAACCTTTTTCATAACTGGTTTTGGATTAAATTTTGAATGACCAAGAAATGAATTTACTATTTCTGTTGGTGCTAAATCTTCATCTACAATTTTTGAAAGAATAGCTTTTGCTCTAGCATCTCCACCACCTTTGCCTGTTAATTTTATGTATTGTGCATATGCTTCATTTGATTCTTTTAAGGTATTGATGATGTTATCATTGCCTTGTATAAATCCATTATCAATGCCACCAAAAACAAAGTTATCTAATGCATTTTTAAAATTTCCTGCCTGTACTGCATCAGGACTTCCTTTTTCAGCACTTCTTTGTATTTGATTAACTGCTTTTTGAACTCTTTGTAAAACTCTAAAATCTAATGGTTTACCACTTTTAATTGCACCATTAAGTGTATCAGTAAGATATTTCTGTATATCGGCAGTTTTTGGTAGATTTTTCAATTCAATAGGTAACAATTGAAAATCAGGAGATTTAAATTGATTTCTTAAATTTACTAAACCTTTTTGTGATACAAATGGAATATTTTTAGCATTTTTAATAGTATTGTAACCAGTTTTTGCAATATTCTTTAATCTTCCTGCTTCTGCAGTAACTATATCTCGTACTTCTTCAATGCTTTTTTGACCAATATTAGCCATTTCTCCTGTACCATCAACTTGGTCTATTTGTTTGCCAAAATTACCTGTACCAAATTCATCAGCTAATGATTTTGCATCTTGTTTTATTAAATCTAATTGTTTCGCATCAAATGCTTTTATTACACCACCACCAGCAACCTTTGTGTCCATACCTTGTGCAAATCTAAACATTTCTTCTTCTTGCAATTCAGGATTTAATTTATTTGCAGTAGGCACACCTGTTTGACCTAAATCGGCAGTTCTTTGTCCTTCTGTTAATGGAAATTTAGATGTTTGAGTAATAGTCCCTTTTACGAAATCAGGTGGTTTTACACCAATTGCTTTAGATGTACCTCTAACAACTGCTTTTGCACCTTCTTTTGCAAATTTTAATGATGGTGGTGTTGCAATATCTATTGCAGTAGCTAAAGAACCTAATTTTAATGCTTCAACACCTTTTTCACCGAGAGTTTCATTTTTTGTTTGTGCAGTTTTTGGTGCTAATAAATCTTCTAGTGTGCCTGACAAAAATTCTGTTGCACTATAACCAGTTGTACCAACACCAATTTTTCTAGCAAGACCCTTAGTTTTATTCATTATTTTAGAAATTGGTAAAAATTTAACAACTTCCATAGCAAATGTATTCATATCTGCATCTGTTAGTCCGGGTTTGTTTACATAATAAAATTCATCATTCCATTGTATAGCTAGATTATCAAATTTGTCTTTAAAAACACCACCATATCTTTTATCGCCTTTAAATGTATTTTCAAAAA